CAACGCGCCCAATTGCCCCCATAGGGGGTGCCTAGCGTCAATTTAGGGGGGGGGGGCACTGGGTGGGGCATGCTAGGGCCAGCTAGTGCGCACCAGCGGGCCTCAGTGGCTCTCTGCGCTGCGCTAGGGCTATCGCTAGTGCTACCCTATGGCTATCCCTGTGCGTTCACTAGGGCGCCTCCTGTGCGCTCTCTGTGGGCCATAGGGGTGCGCTCTGCCTTGCTTATTTTGTGCCTGTCCAGTGGGCCTGCCTAGTGCCTGCCTAGTGTGCCAGTAGTGGGGCCACAGTGGGCCAGCTAGTGCGCTGTAGTGCTATCCCTAGTACATACTAGGCTATCGCTAGGGCTATCCATAGTGCTTTACATTGTGCCGATTATGTGCTACGCTGCGCGCTCCCCACTAGGGCGCACTTCCACACTCCAGCGCTATCCCAATGCTATCCCTTTGCTCTTACTTTCATTCGAAAGCTATTATGAAATGAAGTAACCGGAGTAGGAGGGGTTTAGGGACACTATATACACTACTACTCACTATGCACTCACTAGTACTCACTAGTATGTCCCTGTGCCTACGCAGTAGGCTGACATACCTACACAGTCACCGCATCACTCCGTGTCCTTACACTGCGTACGGACACTGCGTTCTGCTTTATGTAGTATTAGATAGTGTTAGGTAGTATTGGCTAGTAGTGGCTACAGCTATTGCCTGCATAGTGCTATCCCTGCGCTATCCCTAGATTGGTTGAGCATGGTAAGTGCATGACCTGCTTACCCTTTTTGCTCTTAGGGATAAATATTTGCAAAAAGTACTTGCTTCTTTTGGTTCAATGGGGCTATAGTTCAATCACCGGGAGGCACTAGCGACTAGCTAGGCTAACCGGGGCCGAGCCGGGAGGCTCCGCTGGATTAAAGCTAGATAGTGTGAAGGGTTAGACACTCGATAAAAAGAGTTGACACCGCGAAGGACATAAGCTAGATTGAATCCCGAAGCAAGTAGTACAGAGTAAGCAGTAAGGCAGTAAGAAATAAACGCTTGACAAGTTCCGATTCACTGAGTAACTTAGATAGCAAGCAGTAAGCTGGTTTGCGGGGAGGCCCAGTACCTTGACTGGTACGTTGACGACCCATCCCCTAGACAATCAGCAGTAGCAAAGATGTAACGTCAAGAGCTGAGACGACAAACGGCGGGTGCGCTTAGATGATTGTGCCCTGAAAACGAAATCATCAAGCCCAGAGCGACTGGGGAGCCGGGGGAAACCACGAAGAGGCTGAATCAACGCGGTTGTACAGGTGCTGACTAGAATCAGTAACCCGCCAACCAATAACACTGACCTAAGCAACCATGCTTAGCTGAGTGTTATACAGGAGCAACCATGAGTAGGCTGATAGATGCTGAATATAGGTGGCGCAGACAAAACGCAGCCGCGTGGAGGAAGCGCATTTCGGTACTGGAAAGTACAATAGAACACTTCTCTGCGTTGCAGAGTCTCACCCCTAATCAGGTAACGGCGTTAGTAAATATGCGTATTGAGATTGCCAGACTGAAAGGGCACATAAAGGCGGGAACATGAAGTACAAAGATAAATTGAAACAACAATTCGAGGGGCTGGAGAAGCTATCCGGTTCGGAATTGAGAAAGCGCCGGGACGCGCTGAACCGCGCAGGGTATATGCGGACAAAGCAATCCGCTACATTCAGTACTAATGTACGTGGCAAGACCAAAACAAAGGGCAGCAGCAAGGCTCCGCAAGGTTGGTACACTGCTGGGCAGTTCGGACGTTAATTACAGCCTATAGCATCCTATGGGGTGCTATGTGAAGTAATTACATAAACAGCCAATCAAAGAGGTGTATCATGACTCATTCAACTGGTAAAGTATTCAAGTTAACCGCCGCTGGTAGCGTCCGTAAAGCGCTGGGCGACGTAGTGGAAGCAAAACGTAACATCACTATCAGCGCGCTCTTTCACGGCCTGATTAGCAGCAACGTATCATGGGCTACGGATATGCAGCGCAGTGATGCTGCTGACTTCGATATGGTGCTGCGTACGCTGCTGCCTATCAAGTTCAACAAAGAGTCCGGCAAGTACGAATTCAACGCCAAAAAGTGCTATGCGTCGGCTGAGGAGCTGGGCATCGAACTGGACACTATGCGTCTGGACTACAAACAAGCGGACAAGCAAGGCCGCGAGGTTATCGTAGCCAGCTTCTATAGCTCCTGTATGGCCCTGTACGCTGCCGAAGCGGAGCAGGTGAAGAATGACGCACTGGATGCCGATGCAGTGCGCTTGCAAGCGCTGGGGCGCGTTAAAAACGCCATCAAGAAGGCTAAAGAGACTGGCGTGAGCGATGCCGACCTAGTGTCTATGCTGGTATCGCAGGGCGTGGACGTACGCGCTGTACTGGACGCAACTTTGAAGGCGGCGGCATGATTTATAAAGTCCCGGTTATCAAGTGGTGGGCCTTGTGCCTTGCGGCCAACGATGCCAACGCCTTCGACATACCCACTCGCGGACGCCACAACAAGTGGTGGTATGAGGGCCTAGTGGAGTACGTATAGTAGCAAGCCTATAGCGTCCTACTGGGCGCTATGTGAATGCAACTAGCGTATGAGGTTTCATATGAAAGCAATACTGGTCTATCCGGGCCATGAACTCTGGCCCGTGTGGTGCAATCGCGTATACGCAGAATACAACTACACTGTGGTTATATTCTCTGACAAAGACACTAATCAGGAATCCCCTTTAGAATTTGTGGATACCTACACCGAAATGGCTGCCCGCTCTGTGCTGGACGCCGTGAATCTTGGCATTATCAACGACTGGAGACAACTATATGGTTAACGTGTTCAACATCATTGTGACCAGCGCTATGCTGGTGCTGGGCAATGACGTAAACAACCCGGTGCCCTATTGCACAGTGCAGTTGCAGCAACCGGCAACGCAAGAACCGCAGCCGCGCCCTGAGTATGACCTCTTTGAAGACCCGGACGGCGGCTGCAAAGAGCTGGGCGCGCGTATCCTTGAGGCGGTGCAGGAGCAGTACCCGGACGCCGCTGTGACGCTTACTGTGGACGGTAAGAGCAACAACGATATTTGAGGTAGGGTATGCACGGAAAGAATCCTGAAACGCTGCTGATGCGTAAGCAGCAACCAACAATCGAAGGACTGGCGCGAGAGTACAGCGCTAAGGCAGCACTGCGCCAGCACTATGAGAAACAAGCAAAGCGCCTGGGTATGACCCTGCGCGGATATTGCTACCGGTTTAATGTGCGGGGTGTAATATGATTAAGTATGACGTATACAACCTGCGCGGGACGTACTACCGTATAGCGGTTGACGCACCACTAACTAACCCGGCGGAGTGGTACAGTTCATATCTTGGTGTGTACTTGAAAGACTGTGCATTTGATGGCATGTTTGTATTGCTGTACAGTCAGTCCGTACTCGTGGCCCGCAACGTGGTATTCAAGGACAGCGTATGCTAACAGTAGACGAAACAGCGCTGCTGTGCTGGGCCCTGCTGGAAACGCAGGGCAAGTGCGGCTGCACTTGGGAAACATTCAAAGAGGTCCCTAATGAACTCAAGCAAATCGTACCGGTCGAGCGTAGACTCCTCCGAGTTCGTAAGCAGGACTCAACAGTGGTGCTCACCACGTACCGGGAGTATACAGAATCTGCCGCGCGGAAGTTGCAAGAGCAGATCGAATTGGATGTGGTTACAGCACTACTACGGTACGGATATCGTGGAGCCTATACAAGATTTAGGGCGGCTGTGCGCTCGTATCATAAGCAAAGACAGCTCGCTGCGTGGTACGCACGCTGACTTAGCAGTTAACGACGAACTCGTTGAATCTATTTAGGAGCAAATTAAAATGCAAACTAATCCGGCTGGCATCCCGTGGAAAATCGTATTACCGGAAGGTGCAAACGCATTGCCAATGAAGTGTTCCATGTATTCCAGCGGTGATTACTGGGCCCCGTTCCAGGACTTGCAAATGCAGGGCGCTGACCACCCTCACACTGAGGGCCCATTGCAGGCGCTTATGGGCCTCCGTACTGTCAGCGCGTACACCCCGGGCTTAGGGGTAGCTATAGGCGGAATACTGCATCCGGAGTATCGCGATGTAATGCTGACTCGTGGCCCGCTACAAGAGGTGGACTTGTACCGTTCCGGAACTTTCTACGAACTCTTTGAACCAGCGCGAATCACCATCGACAGCAAGTTCTGGGAGCGCCGCCGCGACTTCTACGAGGGCGGGGATGTAGTGGTTGGGCGCGTAGTTGCTTCTGTCGAAGAGTTCACAGGTTACAAGGTGCACAAGCAGGCTGTGCAGTTATTCGAGCGCATTATGCTTGCGCCAGAAGAGCAGCAGCGCCGCTTATACACTGGCTACGATTACGGTAGCCATACCCGCGATGGCAACGTAGCTGCGCTGCTCATGAAGTTGCACGGTTTCGTAGTGTCTAGATTCGCCGTGCCTTTGGGCTTTGGTTTCCGCAATGGTGAGCCTATCGTGATGCTGGGACAGCCGCGCATGCACAAGTACCTCGCCGCAGTTACTGAGTACCGCTGTGTAGAGATGCGTGTAGGTAGGTGGCTAGCTAACTACTACGGCAACGGCGTAGACTTCCGCGATGCTATCGAAGACCTCAAGGCTATGAACGTAGATCCTACAACGTACCTGTGCAAGACCGAGCAGGAGTGGTACGATGCCTATGAGAATGGCCCGAGTAGCTGCATGAGCGGGTACTCATTTGAGCACAGCCCTGTGCGGACGTACGCTACCACCAGCCACGGGATGCCAGATAACGGGTTGCGCCTATTCATCCAGTATACCGGGGAGCTGTTCGGGGACGACTTCGAAGTGCAGGCACGGGCAATCGTTAACACAGAGACTAATGAGTACGTCCGTGCTTACGGCAACGCTGCTGATGCAATCCTGCGAGGGCATGGGTACACCAGAAACACTGGCTGTTTGGAAGGTGTACTGCTGGCGCGTATACCGCACCCTACCTATACCGGCGCGGTGCTGATGCCGTACCTAGACAGCGACCAGTGCGGTGTTGATGAAGAAGGGAGTGACGCCTTTTTGGTTCGTGACGCCTACGAATACGGGGCGCAAGAACCAGAAGGGTACATCTACGTCGGCACAGAATCTGCCCGGTGCTGCTGCTGCGAAGGGCGCTTCTCCGTCGATGATATGCACGAAACCGCAGAGGGTGATATGGTGTGCGATGGTTGTGTTGATGGTGGGGATTTTGTGCACGTAGTTGGGCGCGAGGGTCTGCATAATCGCTGGGGATGCACGTGGTCAGAGTACCACGATGCCTATGTATACGACTGGGATGTTGAGTACTGCGCAGTAGAGGGTGTCGTGCACGACCAAGAAGAGCTAGTGTTTGCGCAGGACCGGCAGGTGCTCATTGAGCACGCAGAAGAACACCCAGTGCATGGGTTAATTCTCACTGAGTATGCAGCTGATTGCTTGGGAGAGAAGTATCTGGGCAACGATGACGAAGAAGAAGTAGAGGAGGCAGCTTAATGTTCTTGAATCCGCATGGGATTGATATGCAGCTGCTCTTGCAGATACTGCGAACGCACCGGCCTAGCTGGGCAAGCACTAAGTGGTTTGAGCCGCTGCTTATGCAGGCGCTGGGTAGTGGTATGCACTACGTAAAGGACAGGCACGGGAACTACTTCGTGCTGGTGGGGGACTCAGAGCAAAGTGACGTAGCGTTTACGTCTCATCTCGACACAGTGGCGCGCGCAACCAGCGCTGCGCCGGACGTCGGCTGCACTAACAAGGGCGTACTGTTCGTAAAGAATCCGCAGCAGGCTGACTGCTTGGGCGCCGACTGCGGCGCCGGTATCTACCTGATGCTGGAGATGCTGCGGCGGGGTGTGCACGGACGCTACTGCTTCTTCGTGGATGAAGAGGTAGGCTGTGAGGGCAGCGCTGCATCGGTCAAGGACGACACCGGGTTTTGGACTGGTGTCAAGGCAATGATTAGCTTCGACCGACGCGGCGACGGAATCATTACGCACCAACGGTATATGCGATGCTGCTCTGACACCTTTGCCAAGACCCTAGCAGAGCGCCTGGGACGCACGGAGCAGCACTTACAGAAGGGGGTATATACTGACTCAGCAGAGTTCGTTGGCATCATTCCCGAGTGCACCAACGTCGGTGTAGGGTACATGCACGAGCACACCCCGGATGAGGTACTGGACCTGAACATCCTGGGGCAAGTGCTTGAGCGGGTACTACAAGACGGCACGTTCTCGCACCTTCCTATTGAGCGGGATCCTATGGTAGTAGAACCAGACCAATGGCTCTCTGCGCCAACGCTCAGTTTACGGCAGCCGTGGGACATGCCCCCGGACGAGGACCCGCAATTGCTGGCTGCGTTCCGCGTAGTGTCACAGCTTTCTAAACAACAACTTGTTAGCTGGGTGCAGGAGAACCCAGAGAAGGCGGCGGAGTACATCATGGTGTTCTCCGATTACGGCTTCAAAGAAGAACTGATTGAACTGGGCACCCGAGTAGTAGAAGACTGGGGCGGATACGATAATATTGTGGAGGGTTGATTATGTCTAAGTTTAAAGTTGGCGATAAGGTTGTGCGTATAAAGGATTGTGGCAAAGATGAACACTTTCTGTCTAAGTTAGGCCGTGATATCTACTACACTGTGACTTCTGTTATTGGTGATCACTGGCTGCAGGTGAATGGGTGGGTAGACGGGGCTGACAAACACCCCTGGTACGTCAGGAACTTCGAGCTGTATCAAGAACTAGGGGACGAGCTGCCGCCTGTCCCGGACAAAGTGGCCTACATGAACTCCAAGCGCGACCCGGGAAATGACCAGCGCCTAGTTCTTGAGAAGGATAACGGGGATGGGGAAGGTTTAATGTACATCGGGGTAGTTCCTAAGAAGGTAAGCACTCGGGCAAAGGTTGAGATTGGGATTAACATCGACCCTGATTCAGCCCTGCAATTGGCGCACGACCTGCGCCGCATGGCTATGGAAATCAAACGTAAGGGGAAAGCACAATGAGTAGAATTATTAAGTACGAAGCGCCTAAGAGTGTTGTAGTCGGCATCCCATTCACCTGGGGATTGTGTAATGCTTGGGCTATAAAGGTGGAGAATGGGGACATCTACTATTTATCTAATGGGTCAAAGGTATTAGAGTCAGAAGAAGAGATACTCCCAGACATCATTTATGCCAATCACATAGAGATTAAGTAATGGACCAGCCCTGGCTTAGAGCGTGCAAGCGCTTAGCCGTGGGGCAGAGGGCACGCTTTCGGTGCTGCGGCAGGGACGCCGCCGGGGTGCTATACAATAACCCGGATGCCTGGGAATATTATTGCCACCGCTGTAAACAGGTGGGCAAGGAGCACAAGCAGTACCAGCGCATACAGTTACAGGAAGAGCCGAGGGTGCAGCCCTCTGCACCTGCAGATGCAATTTGCATTAGCCAAGCGCCTGCGGAAACGCAGAGTTTTCTTTACGGATTCCTGACCACAAAGGGAATCATGCCTGAAATGGTGGAGGATGCAGAATGGAGCAAAGAGAAACAGCGGATAATCTTCCGCGTCGGAAGCGCTGCTCTGGGCCGTGCAGTACATGCCAGGCAGCAACCGAAGTGGGTAATGTACGGCCATCCAATAGCTTTCGCTGTCGCGGCACCTGCCGTAGCACCGGCTGTAGCTGCGGCCGCACCCCTAAAGGTCGTGCTCACCGAGGACTATCTATCAGCCCGGAAGATACAGCACGCAGTTACGAGCTACAGTGCGTTGAACGTGCAGGCTATAGCTATGCTGGGTACACGCTTGCCCACGCCGCTGAGGGCTTGGCTGATTCAGAATCGCCCGGAAGTGATTCTGATGCTGGACAATGACCCGGCGGGACACGCTGGGGTAGCGGCAGCACGCCGAGCATTGCGACCGTTCATGCAGTGCCGGGAGCACTACTTCGCTGCGGACCCGAAGGACGCAGAAATCAAAGAGATTCTGGAGGCTTTACAATGCAACCACATATCCAGCGAGAACTAGTTAATCGGCTACTAACCGCCGCGACACTTTACCACGGCACCCAGCAAATGCGGGCAGTAATATCCAGACTGGTGCAAGAGGCTTTGGAAGGGGGTAAGAATTGGACCTTATAGTAGTTAAGGCGATGTGCACACAGAAAGTGTGGACCCGCTTGCGGGAACAGATACCTAAGAGCATGCTCGCGCCGGACACTTCGAACCTTCTGGACTGGGTGGGGTTGTACTGGAACACGTACCCGGAGCACCAGGAGGTGCAGTGGGATGCGATGCAGAGTATGCTCAACCTCCGGGCCGGGCACTTATCCAGGGAGGAACGGGTAATAATGGACGAGCTTATGCGGGGAGTACAAGCCGTGCCGCAGGATTCTGTGGTGGGGATTGTCCAGACCTTGAATGAGCTGGCCTACAGCGGGGAGGTGGCGGCGCTTACGCAGCGCTACCAAGACGGTGAGGAGATTGATTACCTCCTGGAGATGAAGCACCTGCAGCGCAAGTACGGGGACGGTGCTGCGGTGCACGAGTCGCTGCTTGAATGGGAGAGCGGAAGTGTTGACGAAATACTTGCCGCGACTGACGAGAGCGGCGGTCTTAAACTGGGCGTGTTCGAGCAACTCTCTAGCAGCATCCGAGGCTTACGCGGCGGGGACTGCATCGCAGTGGCTGCTCCTGTGGACTCTGGTAAAACTAGCCTGCTTGCTGCTATTGCTGTGGACTTTGCTGAGCAGATGCAGCAGCAGCCGGAAGTGTACGGGGACCGCCCGATTCTCTGGCTTGTTAACGAGGGTCCGGCGACGCGCACAGTGCCGCGGGTATATCAAGCGGCGCTGCACTGGACTCTGGCTGAGATTAAGGACCGGCACAGTAAGCAAGAGTTCGTGCCAGCCTACCTCAAGAAAGTAGGCAGGGCTGACCGGATTCGTGTTAAGGCTGCGCACTCCTTGACGATGGCCCAGATATCCACGCTCATGGAGGAGATGCGCCCCGCGGTAATCATCATCGACATGGTGGCTAACATCCGTGGCGGCACTATGGAGACCGAGCACCAGAACCTCGAAGCGAAATGGCAGGAGCTGCGTATCCTTGGGTGCGAGAACGACTGCGCTATTGTAGGCACTATGCAACTTTCACTCGAAGGTTACAACATGCTGTTCCCGCCGCTCACCGCTATGAAGCAGAGCAAGATTGGTGTACAGGGTGCCTTGGACTTGGCGATTATGATGGGGTGCTTGGACAGGAACGAGCAGCCGCACATGCAAAACGTCCGTGGTATCAGTACTCCGAAGAACAAGATGGCACTGTCTGGTAAAGAGTCGCTACTGCAATTCGAGGTGGGATTCGAGCCGGGTCGTTGCCGCTTTGACGAGGGCCAGATTAACCGGTGACTTCCCTAGCGCCTTCTATGAGGGCGCTATGTAGGTACACTAGGAGGCTACTATACTTAAACCATCAGACATTAACTACCTCGACGAAGAGGTAATCAAGGCGTACGCTGCGTCTGCAGGTACTTTCCGTAAACGATTCGCGCTGGACAGCAGCCAGCTGATTGTGCATCTAGCTACCAACAAGGCTCGGAGGGCTAAGTGGAAATGAACTGGAAAGAACACTTCACGTACAAGGATGGTAAGTTATACTGGACCCACACAAGCCCGAACGGCGCATGTCAGCCGGGCAAGTTGGCGGGATACCTAGAAAGACACCATAACCGCTGGGTCGTGGGATTGCATGGGAAGGCATACAAACGTGCTAGGATTGTTTGGGAAATGCACCACGGAGAGATTCCTAGTGGGTGCGTTATAGACCACATAAATCGCAACCGGGAAGATGATCGTATTGACAATCTCAGGGCGGTTCCTGTTACACTAAATAATCGAAATAAAACCATAGATAAGCGCAACAGTTCTGGCGTTCCCGGGGTGACTTATGATGCCGGACGAAAACGTTGGGCGGCATACGTAAACCGTGACGGAAAGCAAGTGCGTTTGGGAAGATTCCCCTCACTGGAAGAGGCTGCTGCTGCAAGAGCGGCAGCCGCCAACTCTCTGGGATATTTAGAGGTTTAGTATGTACCAGATTATGATAGTGGATTTAGAGGTCGAGAACTTTGAGTATTACGGCAACGTGGCATCCCCGTACTGTCCCGATAACTATGTTGTAGAAAGCGCATACCGCATAGACACAGTAGATGACGCCGGGCAGTTGCATATGGGGGACGTATTTAGTATCCGCTTCAACAGCAAGGCCGAGTTCCTGGAAGACAACGCAGGTCCCCACAGGTGGTTTTCCATACCAGAACACTGCACTATGATAGTCGCGCACAACAGCAGCTTCGAGGTGTCCTGGTTCTTATCCTACCAGCGGAAACATTTCGAGGGCTTCCTAAAGCGCGGCGGCCGGGTATACTGTACGCAGCACGGGCAGTACATAGCCTCAGATTTCCAGGAGATGTATCCTGGGTTAGATGAGACCGCCCCAAAATGGGGTGGCCAGCACAAAGTTGATGGTGTGAAGATACTATGGGAGCAAGGGAAGCGTACTTCCGAAATTGATCCGTACCTGCTTCACGATTACCTCGTCAACGGTGACGTGCCAAATACCGGGCTGTGCTTCTATGGGCAATGCGCCCTATTCGCCCAACGCAATCAGATGCAGTATGTCTATGAACGAATGGAGGCAGCACTAGCTTGGAGCTATTGTCAATGGTTCGGCCTGTTCGTTAATATGCCAATTGCACGCAAGAACCAGGAGGAGCAGGAGCAGCGTATCCGTGAGATTAAGCAGGAGCTGCAGCAGTACATCCCGAAGGACTTGCCGGAGACTCTTGACTTCAACTTCGGGTCGGACTTCCATATGTCAGCACTGGTGTACGGCGGGCCTATCAAGTACCGCAAGAAGGTGCCATATGACCCGCCGCAGTACGTCAAGGCCGACTTCTATAAGTACGAGGACGAAGAGGGCGCGCACACCTATATACCTGTACACGACACGCACATGCAAGAACTTCAAACGGAAGGCGGATGGTGGCGTGTAGTGACATATCGTGCGGGTAAGAACAAGGGGCTCCCCAAAGTATTCCGCCTCGATACCGAGGAAGAGAAACTTAAATGGGAAGACGACCTTTACTTCTGCCCGGGCCTGGTGAACATCCAGGAGCTTCCGGAAGTTATCCGGGAGAAGTACGCAGAGCGCGGAGAGTTCCGACAGGCGCGCACCCTGCAGGACGGTACGCCAGTATATAGCACCAGCACTGACGCAATGGAGGCGCTGGCTCGCCAAGGGTTCGAGTTCTGTAAGTTGGTGAACGAGCTGGCGGCGCTGGAGAAGGATACCGGCACTTACTATTTACGAGAGGTCCTTGACGCAGAAGGTAAGGTCAAAGAGCGGAAGGGGATGCTGCAGTACGTAATCCCGGAGCGTCCCGATGGTTCCGGCATCATTCACCACCGGCTGAATACTTGCGCCACCGTAACCGGGCGCTTGAGTAGCTCTAACCCGAACCTGCAGAACCTACCCCGCCCGGATGAGGACGGCGACGGTGTGGCTAAATCCAAGGTGAAGCAGGTGTTCACCAGTAGATTCGGGGACAACGGACGTATCACTGAGGTTGACTACTCGGCACTGGAAGTAGTTATGTCCTGCGTCCACACTGGTGACAAGAAACTGCTGGGCCTGCTGCAGAGGGGTACGGATATGCACTGTTACCGCCTAGCTTTCCGTGAGGAACTGCCGTATGAAGAAGTATATGAGCGCTGCCACGACAAGAAGCACGAGCTGCATCCGCTTTGGAAAGCAATGCGCACAGGTATTAAGGCTCCTAGCTTTGCAGCCCAGTATGGCGCTACGGCTAAGGGGATTGCGTTTGCTGCTGGATGTACGGTGGAATTCGCACAGGCTTTCTTGGACAACGAGGCTGCGCTGTTCCCGCAAACAATTGGCTTCCGCGCTGTTGTCAAGGAAGAGGTAGAGCGTACCGGGGCAGAGGGGCGTCTGTACCGCGAGCAAGCTGATGATGGTAGTTACCGAGTATACCGAATCGGGACGTGGACTAGCCCAGCCGGTGCACGGTACAGCTTCCGCCAGAAGGAGCAGTGGAAGGAGGTTGTGCCTGGGCAGCGTAAGCAGAAGGTAATGGACTACAAGGAAACCGAGATGGCTAACTACTGGTGCCAGGGGGAAGCGTTCTTCCTGATGGCGGTGGCAGCCGGTATGGTTCTGCGTGCACTCCTGGCCCGTGACTGGTTCGACAATCAGGTGTGCCTGATTACTAACGTACACGATGCATTGTACCTGGACAGTGCCAACCCGGAGGTTGGGCGTGAGGCGAGCCTGCTGGTTAAGCAGTGCATGGAGGATGCACCTAAGCGTATCCACCAGCTCTGGCCTAACTACGGCATCATTGGTGAGGTCCCGTTCCCAGCAGAGGCTGAGATGGGTACGAGTATGTACAGTAAGGAGAAGGTTGAATGAATATAAAGTCTGGTAGTATTGTGGAATTGATGGACCTGGGGCCTGAGCCGATAGACCCACGGTATGCCGCATACTTCACCCCAGGTACAAGACACACGGTGCTATTCTTCGACCCTGTTACTGGGGAGATAGAACTAAGCTACCCTGGGCTGGTAGTGAGTAGGCTCGGGGACGGCGTAACCTTCTTCCCGGGGGAGTACAAGCTTATCGAAGAGTAGTGATAGGTGTACCCTTGGGTGGTGTAGGGGGTTAGGGTAGCATGGAAATATGCTAGGGTCAACTAAATAATTAAATAAAATTATTTGTTGACTCTGGCTTGATTCTGTGATTCCCCGAGAATTAATGTGATACGAGTAGGAACAACACAAGAGAGGCAACCTTGGCTAAAGTTAGTTTGATTAAACTATTCACAAAAGAGCAGCACCAGGCGATTTTAACGCGCTTCCAAAGTAACGCCGAAGCTGCCTGGGCGTACGAGTATGTACTAGCATTTGGTAAGATTCCTGGCGAAGATATTAGTGCTCGGACAATACGTACGGTTGTGGGGATGGGGATTCCGGCCCCGCAAGTGTCCCGCCAGCTTGTGCGCTACTGGCGAAGCATCTTCGTGGATAACAACGGTAGTAAAGTCAGCGCCAATCGTGGGTTGCAGGAAGCGCGCAAGCTAATACAACCAAGCCCTACGGACGATATCGGGAATACTCTAGTGCCGGATATGTGCCACCGCATTCTGGTTGTCGGGGACCTGCACGCTCCGTATATCCACGTAGACGCCATGCCATTCCTTGAGAGTGTACGTGATGCGTACTGCCCGGACATGGTAGTGCAGGTGGGTGACGAAACCGACGGGCACGCTATAAGCTTCCACGACTCTGACCCTAACCTGGATAGCGCCGGGGTTGAGCTGGAGAAAGCCAAGCTAGTACTGGAGGAGCTGCATGAACTATTCCCGAACCTACTGGTTTGCGATTCCAATCACGGCAGTCTGGTTTACCGCAGGGCGAAAGCTCACGGGCTACCAGTGCAATTCATCAAGAAGTACCGAGATATACTTTTCCCTGAACATGGTGCCCCGGCGTGGTCTTGGGCTGACGCATGGGTACTCAATACCCCACTTGGCCCGGTTAGATTCCAGCATCAAGTGTCGGGCGATTTCATGCTCAATGCCAGCCACGAAAGAACCAGCCTTGTACTTGGCCACGAACATGGCCGCTTTGAGGTGCAATATGCAGCTAGCTCAACAGCTTTGTACTTTGGTGCGTACGCGGGGTGTTTGATTGACCGTAAGAGCATGGCCTTTGCTTACGGCAGACTCACCCGCAAGAAACCAATCCTGGGTGTGATGGTAATCACCGAGGGTTGCCCGCAGTTAATTCCGATGCTGCTAGACGACGATGGTCGTTGGGTTGGTCGTTCTAAATAATATAGAGGTGATGATGAAAATGGGAATCTGTTCTGCACTGGGCCTTATCTTTGTAACCCTGAAACTGACTGGCGTTATCGCCTGGTCCTGGCTGTGGGTGCTGCTCCCGTTCTGGGGACCTATTGCACTGGGCGTGGTCGTGATGATTCTGGCGGCCATTGTAGCCTCCGCCCGCTAAGCCCTGCATCTGCACGTAAATATCATTCAAACTAAATGAGGACGTAATTATATGACTACGAATGTACTGGCATCCCTGAACGCTCTAGTAGACGCAGCAATCGAAACTCAAGATGTAGATATGCGGGAAACCGCACAGGGTGGTGCGTATGAGGATGTGCTGCTGCCGAAGGGTGAGTACTACGGCTACTTCACCGAGTACGTGGAAATTGGTAAGCGCCTGCCGACCAAGGGTGGTAAGCCTACCGGTAAGCCTGCAGTGGCTAACGTACGTATCGGCATTGTAGTGTACGGCCCTAACGGCGAAGTGAAGCGTATCCGCCCGTTCCCTATGGCTATCAGTAACTTTGAGCGCGCAGGATTCAAGAAATTCTTCGACAAGCTAAACTACGATAACAGCATTAAGCATGCGGCACAGCGTCTGGGCCAGGCCTTCACCTTCCCGATTGACGAGCACACCAGCGCCGCGGGCAAGAAGTCCAACATCGTGGACCTGTCCGGTATCCGCCCGATTCCGAAGTTCGACCCGAACACTGGCGAACCTATCAAGATGCCTGCCCTGGATGCTTCTGAGATTAAGCTGTTCTTGTGGAACAACCCAACCAAAGAGACCTGGGATAGCCTGCACATCGAAGGCACCTTCGACGACGGTAAGAGCAAGAACTGGATTCAGGAGGACATGTATAAAGCTGTAGACTTCCCGGGCAGTGCTCTGGACATTATGCTGAACGCTGGTTCGGTTCCGAGTCCGGCAGCTATGCAGGCTCCGGCTGCTCCTGCGGCCCCAGCTGCACCAGCAGCACCGGCAGCCCCGGTAGCACCGGCTGCATCAGTGGCCCCTGCGGCTCCTGTGGCGCCAGCAGCGCCCGCTGCACCTCAAGCCTAATATACGGAGGTACCCGTGAACAAACAAAGAAGCCTTGAATACATGCTATCTTTAGCTGTGCGCCTTAACGGGGTTGTTGCTGAAATGAAAGCTAGGCGTGATGCCCTGCTTTCGGGGAAGCATACTAGCCCCGAAGCACATTCTGCACCTAAAGCTAAACGACACTAACCTAAACTAATAGGCCCCGCATAGGGGCCTTAGAGGAAGCTTATGAGCACCATCTACATCCTTAGCAAACTCCTGAGCGCAGCCTATACAGCCGAAGCTAAACGTGCCGATGCCAAAGCACAGTTTAACGAGCAGTTGGCAGTTAAGTTCGCAGACGACGCAGTGCGTCTGGCCGCCCAATCCGAGGCGAGAGTAGAGGCCTCCAAGCACAGCAAAGATGAAGCAGCAAAGCATGCTGAGCAGGCCGATAAACTGCGCGCTAAGCGTGACGAAGTAGCTAACTTCCTGGGGGTATAAATGCGCATAATCACATGGGCCAAAGAGCAGTACGCCGTGTTTCTGCTTCTACGCGCACAGCGTTTGCAGAAGCGAGCAAACGACTGGCACTGGGCGGCTAACTCTCACGCACACAGGGTGAGCCTCCTGGGCAACGAGATTAGCGCACACCGGTATCACCTGACTCGCCAGTGCGCCAAGTCCCGGCGCCGTGCATACGCCCTGGGCGCAGAGGCTACGGCCACTGAGACCAAAGCCCACAATTTCATTTCAAAACACAAACTGAAAGGATTTAACTAATGGACCAAGCACTGAACGCATACAAGAATCTGGCTATTGTAGTGAGTAATGCAGTCCATGATGCCGCGGTGTATGGTGTACGTATCAACTGCCTGGACAGCGTTTATGCCGCCCTAGAAAAGCTGGCGGCCCTGTACGGTATGGACCTGGACCTGGCCGCTACCGCCTTCCGGGAGCACAACGACCTGGCGGCACACGCTGATAAGCTACGAGGTGATGACCTGGTGCTTATTCGCATCGTAGGCACCCTCAGCATCGGGCTGGCGGAGATTGGCTCCTGCATCTACGACGCAGACCAGAGCCTGCGTACGCCAGAAGTAATCGGGGACATGCTTGGCACCGTGCTGGTGCTGTCTGAGTTGGAGGTCTGAGTATGCTGTACGTATCTCGCGCAATTTACGTGGCTTTGATTCTCCCGCTGATTCCCTTGGCGGGGCTGTGCTACCTTGGCGATAAGCTGGGCAAGGCAAAGTGGGCAGAGCGTTGGGTTAACTGGGCCGACAAGAAGGCCCGCGACATTACGGGGCGCTAATGATTATCAACGGGGTTGACTTGTCCCAGCTTAGTGAGCAGTTAGCTCCGCAGAACTCTGGGAAGATTCTGCTGTACGATGCGGACTTTGCAGTTTACAAAGCCGCCGCTACAGTGAAACGTCTGGATACAGCGATACGCCGCTTCTATCAGCTGGTGCTTGAGGACATGTTCCTGGTCGGCTGCTCAGAAGCAGTGGCGTACCTGACGCCCGCTGGCTGTGCTAAGTGTTTGCGCTGGCACCTGCCTACGGCTAAGCCCTATCAGGGGCAGCGCGCTAATCGACAGGAGCTACCGCTCAAGGCGCCATTGAAGCGGCACCTAATTGAAAATCCAGACCAGTATTCTGAGCAGGGTATTCAGGTAGTCAGCAGTGACTATTTTGAGGCCGACGACCTGTTCATAATGGATTCGTACAGCTTCGGGGACCGGGGAATCCTGATGTCGCAGGACAAGGACTCCTGGCTCAGCCCTATGGCCCGGTTCGATATCCCGACCGGAACCGTGTGGCCTGCCCTGGATAACCCCTTCGGCTGGATTAAGTGGGATGATACCCAGGCTATGCCGGTACGAGCGCACGGAACTAAGTTCTTCTGGTGGCAGATGCTGGCAGGAGATGACGCAGATAACGTCAAAGGCATCACATTGCTTGATGGGAAGCTCTGTGGGAAGCGAACGGCCTTTGATGCTATCTACCCTATTACCTCAGAGCAGGACGCCGCAGAATTCGTTGTAGCGGCTTATGCTAGAAACAACCAAGACGTACTCGCAGAGGCAGAATGCCTGTTCCTGCGGCGCTCCCCGTCAGATTCTGCTTATCAGTATCTGATGTCACTGTTGACTACTCCCAGTCTACGTGACTGGGTGCATTCGCTGCACGAGTACCATAAACAGCACATACAGTGGATACAGGAGCACCCAGACAATGGCGAAGATGTCTGCGAAGGAAATGAGCCTGCGGGCGATTGAGTTATACTACGAGGGGAAACACGATGAACTTGAAACTATTCTGGACGCGCTACGTGAACGAGCACCCAAGACACATCGAAGAACGGTTGAGCATTTGGATTCTCTCATTCACGACAATGCTATGCTGGATGTAATTGGGGAGATTGAGTTATGGTAGTTGATGCACTTGGAAGGGTTGCTGAGATTGGGCAGCGAGTAGCTTTCGGAGAAGCAAACAAGGGTGCGCACCCACTGCGTATAGGCACTATTGTTAAGGTATCAGATAAAACAGTTACAGTAGAGTACGAACGTGCGCCTGCTAGATGGGAGCGCCGGGATTTAGGTATGATAAAGGACACGGCCAGGCGCAGTTCCTGGGCCTTTGTGGTGGTGCAATCATGAGCCTGCGTAAGATTACACGAGCACAGATTCGCTCCGTGGCTATTAAGCTTGCCAAAGACCAGGGAGGTATATGCCTCCTTTGTGGCAAACCTTTGGACTTCACAATCAAGGGGGTAACTGGTGATTCTGTTGTCGTTGACCATGATCATATTACTGGGCGTATTCGGGGTGCTCTTCATCGCTCATGCAATGGAGGAGAAGGCAAGGTGGCATCTGCCGCTGGGCGCTGGATTGTTGGCAGCATGCAATCTTCTGGGGCTATTGCTGAATCTCTACGTAGGGTCGCCGATTACTTAGACCGTGAGCCTACTGATATGCTATACTATACGCACAAGACGCCGGAAGAACTAGCACAGGCACAGAAGCTCAAGGCCCGCAAGGCCAGGGCACGACGCAAAGCGCGGGAGACTATTAAATGAGTGAGTTAAAAGTTGGTGATAAAGTAGTACGTAAGCGCGCGCGCCGCGATGACAACTGGCGCATGCGATTCAAAGACCATCCAGAAGGTGCTGTGCATACGATAACTGCTACCCGTTTTAATGCGGAGATTATAGAGTTGGACTACCTACCTTATGGTTGGGACGTAGACCACTTTGACGTGGTGAGTACGCCCAGCGTACCAGAAGCGCTGCCTACACCTAAAGCACCTGACGCAGTAAACTCCCCGCAACATTACGCCAGCGGCGGGGTAGAATGCATTAATGCAATTAAAGCGAGTATGTCGCAGGAGGCATTCAAAGGGTACCTAAAAGGTAACGTTCAAAAATACTTGTGGCGCTACGAGAAAAAGGTTGCCCCTTTAGAAGACTTACATAAAGCACAGGTGTATTTGAGGTGGCTAATTGAAGAGAATCAACCCTGAAACTGGGCTGCCGTTTAGACGCGGTGACTTACGTGCTGATGGCTACGTCTTTATGACTTATCAGAAGACTGTAGTAAGGGCCGACGGCACCTTCAAGGAACTGTGGTTGCACCCGGATAAGGCGGGAGCAGCTAAACGGCGAACCTCGGCTGCTGGTGTAGTTTGCCAGCGCAACAGACGTCGCAAGCATGGGGCAATAATTAATAGATATAAGACGTGGAAAGGGTGCGCGGTGTGTGGGTACAATAAGCACCCTAGTGCGTTAGACCTAGACCACAGAGACCGTAGTACAAAGCTATTTGACATAAGCTCCCGCGTAGCAAGTAAACCTTGGGAGGTTATTGCTGCTGAAATTAGGAAATGCGATGTACTGTGCGCCAACTGTCATAGGATTAAAACATATGAGGAACAAGAATGGAAAGCCCCTCTGAATGGTGCCACGGGATGTGGCAGAAAGCAGTAGAAAGGGGCGACGAACGCTCCGCTAAAAACTACCTGGAGATGTATAACCTCTGGGTAAGTCGCAATCAGTAGTTAGAAGTACCGGACATAACCAAGGAGACTAAGCGCCTATGATTAGCGCCCTGAATACGGTTGTAGTACCAGAGGAAGCACTGGTGAAACGCCAGCTGGAGCTTGAAGAGGCCTATAAGATTCGCGGAATCGAGCGGGCACGTAAGCTGATTACGGATGCATTGCAGAACGGCGGGATTATGAACCTGCCGATGACACAGCGTATGCTCACCTCGGCATACGAGGTGGCTGCTGCCGCTATCGATGAGATGCGAAATGTCAAAGCCCCGGGCATAGGTGGGAAGTACCGCCGGTTCCTGCGCTTAATCCCCTTGGATGTCCTGACAACCCTGAGCCTGTGCACAATGTTTGAGGCGTTCAGCGTCGCCCCTGGCGAGTCCGCCAGTCGCCGTCAGACTGCACAGGCGGTAATGTCCGCACTGGGCAGAAACGTACAGTCAGAGCTACTGGCTCTGCAGTTACGCAACGTAGCCCCAGCGTACATGGACCGCGTGTATGAGTACCTCACAGAGCGCCGTACGAAGTCCCCTACGCACATCCTGCGTACGCTCCGTGCAAGTGCCGAGAACGTACACTATGGGCACGAGCCTTGGACCAATGCCCAGAACATCTCCGTAGGGCGTCTGCTGTGTGCCGCAGTGTTTGAGACGGGACTGTTCCAGTGGAAGAACTGTAGCGGGAATCTGAGCATGCTCTATCCGGCTGACGACGTTATGGAGGCCTTCCAGAAACTGGTAGAGTCCGCTGATACCGTAACCATGAAGCCACCTATGCTGGTACCGCCGGTGCAGCACACTACTCTGTGGGACGGTGGGTACCTCACCCCTATCGACAATCGCGGAACCTACCATAACTCGCACATTGACAGAGCTCGTCTCCGTGAAGTAGCGGAAGCATTTAAGTCCGCGGACGGCATCAAAAAAGCGCTTAATAAGGCACAGGAAACCCCGTACCGTATTAATAAGCGCATACTGGAACTGGTGCAAGAAGCACGGGCCCTGGGTGTTGGGATAGGTATGCCTCGCTCAGTACCGGAGCCGAAACCGGAGTGGTATCTGGACGGGGTTCCGAAAGAGAATTACACCGAGGAAGAGCTTGACCGCTTCGGTGAGTGGAAGACGCGTATGTCTCTATGGTATAGCGCCGACCGTAAGCGAGTATCGCAACTGCGCAGCCTTCTGACTACGTTAGAAATGGCAGAGGAATTCAAAGATGAGAAAGCCCTGTACTTCCCAACTTGTGTGGACTGGCGCTACCGCCTGTACTTCAAGTCCTCGCTACATCCGCAGGGTTCTGATTTGCAGAAGGCTCTGCTGGAATTCGGTAGAGGTAAACCTCTTGGAGAGAGAGGGTTGTTCTGGCTTAAAGTGCACGTCGCCACTTGCTTTGGTTATGACAAAACCCTATTCGAAGACCGCGCAGATTGGGTTGATAAAAATATGGCAGTTGTCCGCTCAGTTGCAGAGAATCCATTTGATTCGGACGCTTTTAAGCAGGCCGATTCACCGTGGTGTTTCTTGGCGGCAGTGCTCGACCTGGTGGCTGCTCTGGATTCTCCGTGCCCAGAAGAGTACCTCTCCAGAACTCCGGTTGCTATGGACGCTACGAACTCAGGTGGACAGCACCTCTCAGCGCTCCTGAGAGACCCTGTAGGCGGCCGTCTGACGAACCTGTACTGGGAAGGCAACGACAAGAAAGCGGACCTGTACATGGATGTGAAGCGCCGTACGGACGAGAAGGTGATACTGGACCTGGACAAGGAGGATTTCGTTATCCAGAGCACGTACTGGAGAGAGAACGAAATCACCCGCAGCATGACCAAGCGCCCCAGTATGACCTACTTCTACAGCGCCACGGTGCGCAGCTGCAGCGACTACATCTTTGAAGGCGCTTGCGCTGAGGGGTATGAAGGTACCGACACTAACAGTCTATGGAACCTGTCGTGCTACCTGGCTCCGCGTATGCGCACAGCTATCGAAGAGGCAAACCCTGCTGCTGCGGCAGTTATGGGGTACTTGCAGAACCTCGCTAGACGTGTACCGGCAAGCCAGCACCTGCAGTGGTATACGCCGCTGGGTGGGCTAGTAATGAACCGCTACACACAGCGTGAAGAAGTGCGGGTACGAATTGACTGCATGAACCTAACTATCATGCGCGTGCATAACCGGGACTTCAAGACCTGCAACAAGCGCAAGGCAGCCTCCGGGATTGCCCCGAACTTTGTGCATAGCCTGGATAGTACACACTTGATGATGGTTCTATGTGCCGCTGATGGTCTGGATATTGTGCCGATTCACGACTCCCTGGCTACACATGCAGCTGATGTTGATGCTATGCACCGACACATCCGCGAACAGTTTGTGCGCCTATACGAAGAGCATGACCTGCTGGGAGATATTACTCGCGCGGCAGCAGCAGCTGGGGCAGACCTGACGGACCTGGATATGCCTGAGGTTGGTACTCTGGACATCCGGCAGGTACTGGAATCACCTTTCTTCTTCTGCTGAGGGTATGGTATGCGAGTACTAGTAACTGGTGGGCGAGATTACACAGACTACTTAGCACTAAAGACCGCAATGGATATGCTACCAAACAAACCATCTGTAGTGATACATGGAAATGCCAGAGGGGCGGACGCACTGGCAGACAGGTGGGCCCTGGAATCTGGTATTTTTGTTCTGCGTATGCCAGCCCTGTGGGATGCGCAGGGTAAATCTGCAGGTATGCGCAGGAACGCCGCCATGATATCCTTGGCCTTTCCAGAATACTGCGTCGCCTTTCCTGGTGGAAGGGGTACCGTTGGTATGGTTGAGCTATGCAGAAAGGCCGGTATACCAGTTTGGGTACCCTACTAAAATTTAATGTTACCGGAGTAGGAATGAAGTTAAAACACACTAGTAAAACTTCCAACTACACTCTCAAGGTTCTGTATAAGTCAGACGACATTACAGACGCAGTGAAGCAACTGCACGAACTGGGCCACGGCATTAGTCGGGGCCTAGCTCCAGAGCAGCACTACTGGAGAGTACTGGGCAGCATACTGGGTAAACAGTATATACTAGGAGTCTATGACTCCCAAGGCGACTTAGTCGGTGCTGTCAGCTACTACCCAGAAGCTGTAGAGGACTGTCATTACGTAGAGCCTGTGCTGTATACAGACTTCTTCGTATTGAAACCGGACAACGGCGCGGCAGTGTCTGTGATTATGCAGGGTCTGCACGCAATAGCCAAGTGCATGCGCGCTGGGCGTATCGCCATTAGCCGGAGCACGTCTGGTAATACGTACAAAACAACTTATCATTTAGTGAGGTCAGAATGAGTGGTGGTTTAGGTAAACTGTTAGGCAAGGCCACGGATATGCTCGGCCTTACTGACAACGCAGGATTAGAGGCGCAGCAGCGCTTGGCAGAGCAGCAGGCTAGCGCAGCGAAACAACAGGCTGCCTTAGAGGCTAATAGCGCCGCAGATAACATTGCTGAGATTGATCCTGCAGGGGCTGCCTCTGCATCTGCAGATGCAATTACGTCTGAGCAGAAGAAACGGCGACAAGCAGGGCAGAGCAATCCTCTGGGCCTGTAAGGGGGTAGCTTGGAACAAAAAGCAACATTAGCAGAACTCTTTAAGAAGGACCAGGACGCGGGCGTCTTGGATGCCTCTGAGAAGTTCGCGCAGTGGACGCTCAGCACTATCTTTACCAGGGACGATTCCCTGGACGGTAGACGCAGACCACTGGAGCGGGACTACCAGAGTACCGGTGCGCAGCTGGTCAACACTGCAGCCACTAAGATTGTAGGCGCACTGTTCCCACAAGGTACTAGTTTCTTCCGGTTCTCCAAGAGTTCGGACCTGGACGAGTTCATTAGTTCTCTGGGCAGTGCGGCTACGGCAGAATCTAAGCTGGCCGAGGTCGAGAACACGGCGTCACAGAAAGTATTTGAGAAAGACGGTTATGCTGCGAAGTTGCAAGCTGTGAAGCTGCTGCTGGTTACAGGTAACGCGTTGGAGTATATTGATGAGCGGACAGGTAAATCCATCGTCTACTCAGTCCGTAACTTTACCGTTCGAAGGGATGGAAGCGGGAACGTCCTGCGACTCATTATCAGAGAGCGCGCAAGCGTCCAGGACCTGCCAGAAGATTTCCGTGGCACCTTCTACCGTGACAAAGACCCATACGGCGACGTTGATATCTACACTGCCGCTTGTCGCAAAGTTAAGCGGACAGAGGGCGGTGCAGAGGTAGTAAGCTACGAGGTGTATCAAGAAGCAGACGGGCACCGTATCGGGGACAGCAGCACCTACCCGGAGCTGGAGCTTCCTTATAACGTGCTGGTGTGGAACCTTGTTAGTGGTGAGCACTACGGGCGCGGCTTGGTAGAGGACTACGCCGGGGACTTCGCTAGATTATCCGTACTGTCGGAAGCGTTAACTAACTACGAGGTTGAGTCTGCGAGGTTAATCCCGCTGATTGACGCAAGCTCTGGGTTAGACGTGGACGAGTTCTCAACGTCGGAGACGGGTGAGGCTGTGCAGGTTGGCGGTGGTGGTTCCAACGGGAACAGCAAATCCCCCGTCACTGCTTACGAGGGTGGCTCTGCCCAGAAGATTCAGTGGATTGCCAGCAACATTCAGATGCTCGAACAGAAACTGTCTCGTGCGTTTATGTATACCGGTAACTCCCGGCAGGGTGAGCGCGTCACGGCTTACGAGATTCGCCAGAATGCCAAAGAGGCGGAAGCCGCTATGGGTGGTGGGTTCAGTATCCTGAGCGACACCTGGCTGCGTAAGCTGGCGTACCTGTATACTGCACTAGTGTATCCTCGCTTTAAGCTTTATCTCAGTGAAGGTGTAGTGAACATCAACGTTACTGTGGGTACTTCTGCATTAGCTAAAGCCGCGGCAGCGGACAAGCTGTTAGAGGCGGCGCAGTCCATGCAGCTGGCTATCCCGGTGCTTGAGCAGATTACTCCTCGCTTCAACAAAGATGCGTGCGTAGATTGGTACTTCGACGCCTACGGTATCGTCAGCGAGCCGTTCATGTACACCGAAGAGCAGCTGCAGCAGAAGCAAAAGGTTCAAGATGCGTCTGCTGATGTATCCGCAGGTGCAGCACAGGACCAACTCCAGGGCTTGACAGCAGCAGACCCGACAGTAGCAGGTAAGCAGCTGGGCTTATTACCAAGTTAACAACAGAGGCATAGATGGATAACGTAGAAAACGGTCAAAACGTAGAAACTACACAGGTAGAGAACCAAGGTGGCCCTAAGATTCCGGGCCTAGGTGCTCCCCTTAGCGCCCCGAACAATCAAGGCGTGCAGGATGCACAGACCCCTACCCAGCAGCAACAGGGCAAAGATTCCCCTGAACCTGCTAAGATTCCTCTGGATATCGAAGCCTTAAAAGCGGCCCTGGATAAGGGTGGCGATAGCGCTAAGGAGCAGCCCCAGGAGCTGGCTAAGACAGGCAACCCGACGATTGACGCCGGTGTAGCTATGTTGCAGAAAGTCTCTGGGTTAACTGACTCTGATATGGTGCGGGCACTTGGTAAGGCCCTGGAGTATCAGGACCCTAACCTAATCGATACGGCCTTCATTAAGGAACGTTTCGGAGAGCACGCTGCTTATGCAGAGTTGCTGGCTAAAGCGTACCTGGAAGACCAGGTTGGTCAAGCCACCAAAGCAGTACAAGAAGCTTACGATATCGTGGGCGGTAAGGATAACTGGGAGGTAGCAGCGCAGCTGTTTAATTCCAAGGCCCCTGAACCTCTGCGTAACGCAGCTCGTGTACTCGCTAACTCTGGTGAGCTCAAGCAGGCCGCTGAGCTGGTAGCAAGCTTCTGCCGGGATATGGGTCTTATCAAGACACAGAACCCAATGGTACGTGGCGTAGCCAGCAACAATGCACTGTCTGCTGCGGATTTCCGCGCAGAATATACCAAACTCCGTCAGGAAGCGGGCAACCGTAGCTTGGCGTCTCCGCAGTTCAGTCAACGTTATAACGATTTGCTCGCACGCCGTGAAGCTGGTAAGCGCGTAGGTCTTTAATCTCATTTAAAAGGAAAAGTAAGATATGGCAGATACCCTCTATAAAGCTGGCTTGACCAGACCTCACTGGGCAGGCGCGCAGTCTGATGTAGACGTTCACCTGGAAGTATACCAGAACGAAGTGGATACCCGCTTCCAGTACCAAGCTCTGTTCCTGGGCCTCTCCAGCCAGCGCTCTATCAGCGGTTCCAACACCTACCGTATTGACCGCCTGAACACCTCCTCGGTGAAGGGTCGTCGCTCTGGTGAGGCGCTGGATAGCACCCCGGTCCGTAACGATAAGATGATTATCGTGGTGGATACGGTGCTGTATATCCGTAACCCGATTGACTACCAGGATGACTGGACAGGTCCGGACTTCCTGACCGAGATGGGTCAGAACAACGGCTCTGAGTTCGCAGAGACCTTCGACCAGGCGCACCTGATTCAGCTCATCAAGGGCCGCTCCTGGGTTGCCCCGGCGCACCTGAAACCTGCGTTCAACGACGGTATCGAGGTGGGCGCAGCTATCCTAGTTCCGGGTACCACCACCGCCACTCAGCTGACCCAGGCTGAGATGGAAGCGAACGCCATGAACATCAACCTGGCCCACAAGGCTGGTATTGATGAGCTCATCAAGCGCAAGACCCCGCTGGCGGACATGGTCACTCTGGTGGATGTCGATACCTACTCGCGTCTGCTGGAGCATCCGAAGCTCCTGAACATCGAATTCGGCCCGTCCAACAACGACGGTTACAAAGACCGTCGCGTAGTGAAGATGAACGGCGTGCCGGTAGTAGAGTGTACCGAGTTCCCGACCGCTGCTGGTACGCACCCGCTGGGCTCTGCTTACACCGTCACCTCTGACGATGCGCTGTGCCGTATGGTGACTTTCAGCAAGTCCAAGACTCTGGTGACTGTCGAAGCTAAGCCATTCACCTCCCGTATCTGGGACGATGAGCGTGAGTTCAGCAACGTGCTGGACTGCTACGCGATGTACAACATCGGCCTGCGTCGTCCGGACACCGCTGCAGTGACCAAGTTCACCTTCACCACCAAGTCCTAATTGGAGGTTCAATGGCAGTAATTGCTACGTTCGGTCTGGAGACTCTCCAGGCCAATGCAGCTCAGCGGGAGGCGGTTAAGGCCGCCACCGATGTAGCGAAGAACATCCAGGTGGCTTCGGTTGAATCTGGCCGCAAGGCTACCAAGAAAACCCGTAAGGCGGCTGACGTAACCGCTGATACTACGGAAGAGTAAACAGTTAACGGCAATTGAACCTGCCTAGTTCCGTTTGATGAGGAAACCTATGAAAGACATCCGTAACATTATAACCGGCATTACCCGCATGGAGGCAATCACCCAAGGTGGTGTAGAGTACGGCACAGAGGTGTGGCATAAACGCTGTACTGGGCACAGTACGGCCAACGCTTTGCGCATCATCTCAGAGGCTATGTTGAAGCAAGCTGTGCCTGTTAGGGTTGAGCAGTACGTAGGAAGCGGCACCCACGCACGGGAACCTAAGCACGTGTTTGATTTGTGCCGATACCTGGTGGATGTTATGGGGCTTCGAGGTTTCACGTTTAACGCGGCAACAAGAACTGTTGAGTGTAACGTGTTCGAGCCTGTTAACAAACAGTAATACGCGCCCCTGGTGCCTTCGGGTGCCAGGGGCTTTTTTTTGTCCCTGTCTTAAGGGTCCAAGGGGTCTTTAATAGAGGAACAAATATGAGAGAACTCGATGCTATTAACTTAACGCTGGAAGCCCTGGGGGAGTCTCGCGTTATGGACATCAACACTAGCAATCCCAGTGCGGGGTTAGCTCGCTCTGCGCTTGCGCGCAACCGTCGCGGACTGCTCAGCACAGGCTTCTGGTTTAACGTGGTCGAGCGAGAAGTTGCCCCCACTGCTGATGGCTTTATTAAAGTGCCGTGGAACCAACTGGCTGTGTACGATGCTGGCTCTGACTCCAAGTACGGGGTACGTGATGGGAACCTGTACGACCTGATGGAGCAGAACCAATACTTCGACAGCTCCGTTAAGCTCAAAATAGTCCTGGACTTGGACTTTGAGGACCTACCGGAGCATGCAGCTATGTGGGTGGCTAACTACACCACTGCACAGGTGTATCTCAACGACCTTGGCGGGGACAGTAACTACGCTAATTATGCACAGGAAGCTGAGCGTTACAAGAGCATGGTGCTGCGTGAGCATCTGCGCAACCAGAAGTTCAGCACCAGTAAGACCCGCTTTGCACGTAGAATCCGCCGCGCTCGTTTTATGGTTTAAGGAGAGGTTATGGCGCAATCATTAGAAGGTACTATTCAGAGCTTGCTGCAGGGTGTTTCCCAGCAGGTTCCGAGAGAGCGCCAACCAGGACAACTGGGGGCGCAGCTGAACATGCTAAGCGACCCGGTTTCTGGTATCCGCCGCAGACCTCCAGGTGAGATTGTCTGGGAGAGTACGATTGATAATCCGGGGCTTGACTCCCTGTTCACTGAATACGTCGAGCGCGGCACTGGCGGTAGGCACCTGCTGATTAACACCAGCAACGGTAACTGGTGGCTGCTGGCTAAGAATGGAAAGACCGTCGTTAACTCGGGCAACGACCCGTACTTTATTGCAACAGCAGGGCAGACCTCCTTGCAGACCGCCAGCATTGCGGGGCTGACTTATATTTTAAACACGGAGATGGCTCCGGTCACTGCCGTGGACAATACTGGGCGTATTGACCCCAGCACTACTGGATTCTTCTACGTCAAGGCTGCGGCTTTCCAGAAGCGTTGGGAGGTTACGGTGACTTGGTCGGGGGGATCCGTCACAGGGTACTATAACGTACCTGACGCCAGTAGTGGCACAGAGTCAGCAGAGTGGGCATCTGCGTCATTCGTGATAAACGCACTTATTAATGGAGACCCTAACGGGTATGGTATAGGTGCGGCTATCACAGCGGCTGGGGGTACAGTAGTCGGCTTTGGGGCGTACATGTACATAGCCGGGCTACCTAATTTAGTAGTGAGTACGTCTTCTGGTGATACGTATGCAGTGGCGTCAGGGCAGAGCAGGGTTCCCCAGGAACAGGACCTGCCTGCACAGCTCCCCGCAGAAGCCGATGGGGCAATGTGCCGAGTAGGTACGGCCTCGTCGGAGACTGCATGGTATCAGTTCAATTACAGCGAACGTACCTGGTATGAGGTTGGGGCATACGGCAGTATCACCAAGATTACGAATATGCCCAGAGAGCTTGCTGCGGACGACAACATTATTGCGCGGGATTGGGAGGGGCGCTTAGCAGGTAACGACGATAATAACAGCAATCCCGGTTTCATAGAGAATGGCTACATCACTGGTATCGCAGCTTTTCAGGGCCGCCTGGTCCTGCTTAGTGGTAGCTCCGTGGATATGTCGGCCTCTGGCCTGTATCAGCGCTTCTATCGTTCTACCGTGACATCTCTGCTGGATACGGACCGTATCAGCATTAGCTCTGCGTCTGCGCAGGATTCTGTGTACCGCACCGCTGTGCAGTTCAACCGAGACCTGGTACTATTCGCTAACAGCATGCAGGCTGTTGTGCCGGGCTCTGCAGTGCTTACGCCTACCAACGCAAGCATTAGCATTACCAGCACCTACGATTGTGACAGCCGTGTTACCCCGGTAATGGCTGGGCAGACAGTAATATACCCGAACAAGCGCAACGACAGCTACGCTGGTATTCTGGAGCTAATCCCATCGCCTTACACCGCGGCGCAGTACACTACGCAGGATGCCACGGTGCACCTACCTCGGTATATCCCAGGCAGGGTATTGCAGATGCAAAACTCCAGTGTCACCAATATGGCCTTCTCGCGCATGTCTGGAGAGCGTAATAGTCTGCTGGTCTACGAGTTCATGTGGGGCGGAAGTGACGGCGCGAAGATGCAGGCGGCGTGGCATAAGTGGTCGTTCCCGTATCCAATCCTGAGTGTACAGGCGCTGGAGGATGAGGTGTTCTTGTACATGCAAGGGCCCAGTCCCAGCAACAAGCTTTTGATTGTGTCTATGGACCCGCGTGAAGGTTATCAGCTGGGCTCAGAATACAGCGAAGCCTACTCGGATTTGCAGAAGCAAGTTCAAGTGCAGGACGGAGTGTTCACTGTTCCGGCGGTATTGCGCCCGGTTGGGTGGGCGGACAACTACAAGGAAGAGCTTATCCTAACGTACTTACCCAGCAACCCTATGGGGCCTACTGAGGTTGGCATCAAGGAGATTGCCGGGGAGAACACCCTACGGGTTGTGCGCGGCGTACCTGATGGCACTTATGTAATCGGGAGACGTTACCGTAGTACGTTCACGCTAACTACGCCTATTCTACGGGACCAGAATGACAAGCTCGTGGGAAGTGGGCATGTGCGCCTGCTGCGTCTGGACGTGGCAGTACGTAACTCTGGGCACTTCGACGTACAGGTACTAGACACCCCGCGGGACGTTAATTGGGGTGGAGAACTAACCGGTATCCTGATGAACTCAAAGGAGCTGACGCTCGGGCAGGCCCTGCGTATGGACCTGGCTACGATTACTGTACCCTGCCGTACTAACGCAGACACAACCGAGGTGACGCTGTTTACTGAGGGTTCTATGGAACTGAACGTGCTGGATATCTCGTATATCCTGCGCTACAACCAACGCAGACGGAGAATTTAATATGGGTATGTGGTGGGCAGCCGCCGCCCTAGCAGGCTCTAAACTGCTGGGTGCTGGGGCGCAGATTGAGGTATCCAAGGCACGGAACAAGGCCGTAATCCAGCAGACCGCTAAGCAGCTCAACGACATTGCGCTGCAACGCGCCCAGTCCAGGGACCGGACTGAGGTGTCGCTGTTTAACATCCAGCAGCAGAAGCTGCAGGCTCAGAGCCAAGTAGGACTACAGGCTGCATCTTCCGGAACTATGGGGGCGTCTGTTAAGGATGCCGTAGCTACCGTTAACACGGTAGCGGGACGTCAAGAGGACAGCGTCCGAGACCAGCAGGCAACCCAGGAAGAGGGCTTCCGCATGCTGGTGGATAAGACCGTTGATTCCGGCCTAGCTAATATGGACATGGAGAGCGGCTACGACAAGATGTTCAATATGGCCCTCAGCGTAGGCGGGCAGATGCTCGGACAGTACGTAGGTAATAAGCTATCAGAAACTACACCAGAACCTAGTGCACCCAGCGTGGAGCCTACAGCACAGAACTCATTTCTGTACGACCTGTGGGGCAGCAAGGGAGATAGCAAGGTTCATACCTGGTAAACAGAGAGGGAAGTAAATGCCTGTAATTCAACCCACCCGGCAGGGGCTTAATATTGGTGGAGTACAACTCCAGTCCAATGAGGTACAACTACCCTCTTCTGCCGGTGAAGTAGCAGTAGACGCAAGCAAGGCCAACCGATTAGCTGCACTGTCCGGATTCGTCCAGGACTTCGGTGTGGGCTTCGAGGAAGGTATCAAAGAAAACGCCGCCGCTGCCACAGTGCGCGGCGCTATGGATGCCCAGGGTGCCGTGGATGCAATGGCCTCCAAGGATGAGGCAGTACAGAAGCAGAACATCTTCGTACGCGAAGCATACCAGGATGGCTACGTATCCGCCGCCGCGTACGACTCTCTAGCCAAGTGGCGCACAGACAGTATCGCCCGGGCTAAGAAAGCTGCTGAGGCTGGGCTGACTGACGAGGAATTCCAGCAGCAGGAGCAAGAGCACGTCCAGTCTATGTCGGACAAGCTTGGTATGTATCTCCCAGAGATGTCCAAGCAGTCTGCTACGGCCGTGTTGCAGCAGCTCCGTGCTACAAGCATGGCGAACTACACAGCCTTCCAGAAAGGGCGGGCTGCATTTGCCGTAGCTCAGGCTGACCGAGCCCTCGACCGGGGCCTCAGCTCGTCCGGTGACGAGTTCTATCAGCGCCTACAGGCGGGGCAGGGTGCCGCTGCACAGATGTCTATTAAGACCGGCTTAGACAGCATCCTGGCCGCTGAGCACCTGGACAAGAGCAAGAAGCTGGACCGGGCCAAGCAGTATCTGGTCAGCGTAGCACAGCAGACTCAGGACCCGCTGGTAATCAACCAGCTGCAAGAGCTAGCTACCAAGGAACTCGGAGTTAACTCCGTGGACGTCAATGCAGCGCTGTATCAGGAGTTCAAGCGCGCCGGTGCTCAGATTGAGACTCAGGCCCGTTTTGAAATCTCTGACGCAATCTCTTCCTTAGAGGGGCAGACTCCCGAGCAGCAGGAACAGACTATGGCGCGTATTCGTAGTCGCGTCATTGAGCTGTCGGCATCGGACGTGCTCAGCGCCGGAACCAGCATGGAGTTCTGGAACAAGGCCCAGACCATTCGCGAGAAGGCAGCGGACACTCAGGCATTGCGCACAGCAATTACTGGGAACATGCCAAGCTCCACCCTAGCGGGGATGTACAAGGGGGACCTGGGTAAGGCGCGCAATGAGCTGCTCAAGAGCTTTCCTGACACCCCGGAAGGGAACCTGCAGCTGCTGGCATACGGAAGCAACAGCAAGGATGCGTGGGCCGTCAACGAGGCTCACAAGCGTATGTCTTCGGACATGGCGCGTACACTGACTACTCTGGACCAGCTCGGTGAGGACGGTGAGGTTTCCCGTGAGAACGTCAGCAGCATCAACTTGTGGGCACAGGCTTATAGCACCAGTACGGACTTAGGTAAGATGGCACTGCTGTCTGAGGTCCCGTCCGAGTGGCAGGGGGTGGTGCAGAAAGCTATTGCACAAAACCCGAGTAATGCCAGCAATACTATCTTGGATGACCTGCGCCGCCAGGCGCGTAACAAGGCCAGTGGTCGCTACAGCAACATCCAGAGTAACCCTACGGACAAGATGGTGGACCCTAGCGGCACCAGTAACTGGTTCAGCTTCTTTGGTACAGCGGATGCGCAGCGTCAGGAAGCGCGTGCTGCTATGGAAGAGGAGTACCGATACACCTACAGCCACAACCCAGAGTCGTTGGTTGGTAAGGACCCTGACGACATCAACACGATGCTCAAGGGTAACATCCAAGCCCGTAAGCTGGAGCTGGATATCTCTGGAGCACCTCGGCATGTGTACCTGCCAGCTGGGGCTTCTATCCAATCCCTAATGGGGGATTACCGAGGGGACCAGGAGCAGTTCAAGGTATCCCTGCAGCAGCAGATTCAGAACCAGGTCAACGCCTTAATCGACCCAAGCAACCTTGAGCGCGTAGTGGTGCAGGCTGCTACAGCAGGTAACTCCGCTCAGAACATGACCATCACCACCTTCGACAAGAAGGGCACCTTCCAGACTATGTCTGTGAATCTCCGTGATGTCCAGGTAGCTGCACAGGACGCTTACGATAAGGCACTGTCTGGTGAGATGAAGATTGGCAGTGAGCAGGTCGGTATCCGCCCAGCTACGTTCTACGACCACGACAACGGCAGGGCTGTGAGCGTACAGGTCAACGGGCGTAATGGGGCCGGTGTAGAGCCTTCACTATTCAGTGAGATTCTCGCCAACACCATGCAGTTCGAGGGATTCCGGGAAGGCAAAGGTAAGGGAAGCGTAGGCTTCGGCCTGCACATCAACTCCGGTATGCCGGTTCCGAAGAAGGTTACTATCGACGACGGTATCAGCATTCTGAAATCCTCCCTGGAGCAGCAGTACATTCCGAACGTGAACAAGCAGCTGCGCGGGCAGGGCTTGAGTGCTTCTGCGGACGCCATGAAGGTTATGGTGGACCTGAACTATCACGGAGGTAACGGGAGTTCCGGCCCGGTGGCTGAGGCTATGGCCGCAGTGCGCAAATCGAAAGACAGCGCAGGGGCTGCGCTATACAGCATCCCTCAGGCATCTGCTGCCGCTCTTACTATTCTAAGACAGCAGCCCGCCTATAAGGAAGCGCAACCTAAGCGTAAACAGTATCTCGAGCAACATCTACAGGCTTGGATATTTGAAGTAACGCACTAACAGAGGCCCTTCGGGGCCTCCCCTTATCAAAATTCTTTTAGGAGATAATATGGCTCAGTTTCTGAACCAAGAACCGAATCCGCAGGAAAAGGATTCTGCTAAGGGCGCAACACTTAAACCTGCGCCTGCAAGCGTAGATTGGAATGACGCTGATGATGGAGGTGTATCTGCCCTAGAGCGCGCATCCTTAATGGCTCAAGCCAAGACCCCCGCGACGTCAGCAGGGGATAGCTTTGCTGCTGGGGTAGGTAACAGCATTGTGGCTGCGGCTATCCGCAAGGCCTCTGCCCCGGCATTTATGCCAGAGCAGGGTTTTGATGCGAAGAAGTACTTGGGCACGGATTCCCGCACAAAGCTGTATACACCAAGTGCAGAGGAAATTGAGTATCTGCACGGAGCCGCTTCCCGGGAAGAGTACGATTACCGCGTACAGGATATGCTTACGCAACGTAACCGTGACCGGATGATGTCAGACAACGTCGCTGTAGGAGTAGCTGGTATGTTACTGGGGGACTCCCCCTTCATATTAGCCCCCATGGCGGCTGGGGGCATTGCTGGTCGTACCGGCCTAGCAGTGCGCTCTGCTATCCGTGCTGGTGATGTCGCCACGGCAGTGTATGCACAGGACCAGTTGGGGCAGTCTGCTGGGGTAACGGCACTAATAGCAGGGGTTTCCGGTATAGACCAACTGTGGGATATGTCTAGGGCAGCAAAGGCGGCAGCAAAGCTGCGCACAGGGCGAGAGCCTGCGTTTGACCCGGATGCGCCTACAACTCGTACAGCAAGGGACACTAATGTTACCGGAGTAGGAGAGAGGACCCTAGACTCTATTATGGATGAAGTGTTGGCTGAACCCATCACTGTACAAGCTAAGAATGTGGCGGGAGTTAGCTTAAAGGCACACCACGTTACACAGTATCTCCGCAGCACGGGTACGTTGACTCGGGGGCAAGAGGTACTTTTGGACGCAATTGAGCCAGTCGTGCGCGACGTTGATTTCACGCTAATGGCGGGCACTGACCGCGTTGTCGCTAGGAGTAGGTACACATTTAATCCGGACAACCTTACAGCTCCTGGTACTGTGGCGCTACGCGCACCGGCGGCAGCGGAGGGGAGCACTTGGAATACGGTTGGTGACGCGCTGCGAGCTGCAGACGCAGAGACTCGAGGGGCAGCTCTGCATGAGCTAATTCACGCAGCTACCTCCAGAGCGCTGGATGCGGACCCGAGTCTTGTAGAGCGTTTAAAGCCGATTCAAGAGCACCTTCAACAAACGGCAAACCTTAAAGGGGAACTAAAGTACCTCGCCTCCGACCCGCACGAGATGCTCGCGGGTTTAGCTAACAACTCAGATTGGGTGCAGCTTCTGAGCAGAACGCCAAGTCAAACAGCTGGTAAATCCGTACTTCGCCAGCTAGGTGAGGCGGTGCTGCAGGCCTTTGGGATTACTGCTAGAGGTTCTTCTTTAGATGACGTATTAAATACATTTGAAGCTGCTGTTAAGTGGTCCGCAGACAACACCCGCGCTGCGCAGTACGAGTTCCGCTCAGACATTATGCGCGAAGCGGCAGATAGCGCACTAAGAGAACAGAACGAGTTCTTAAAGGCTAAAGCTATGATGGAAGGTACTAAAAAGGCTTTCGCTAGAAACTTCGCCCTGTATGATAACATCGCTCAGGGAAGTGAGGACCTGGCCCGACTCCTGGTATCTGACGCTACTTCGGTTGGCGCGCGCCGTCCATCTGTGGTGGATTATAAGCGCAACCTAACCCTTGAGATGGATGCCAGCGCTGTCATTGTGGAAGACGCTATACTGAGTGCGTTAAAGGCTCGTAACATTGGACCGCTATCTAGGTTCTTCCACCGCTCAAATTTCCGCGCGGCCCGTGCGGATTTAGAGTCCCGCCTGGGGCACTACTTGGACTCCGCATATGATGCACAGTTAAACGGAAGGGCAGTACCTGTACCAGAGGCGGATATAGCCCCCCTGGTGGAAGCATATAAACGCTCTGGGTGGGCCGGTAGGTGGCACGACCATATGAGCGCAGCAGGGCTTCTGGATGATGCGGATGTCTTAAAATCGGACTACTACTTCCCGCGCCAATATAGCTACGACAAGTTGCGCCAAGGGTTATTGGAAGGCAGAACTCTGGACAACTACCGGGATTTATTCCGGCAAGCCCTGCGGGATATCTACCCCAACATTGAACCTGAGGTTGTGCAGCAGGTCGCTAAAGAAATGGTGGATGGTATATACAACGGCAGGGCCGCTGGTCGTGGGCCTATGTGGAGGCAGTTGATTAATGGCATGAGCGAAGATGAGCTGCTTGGGGCTATGCGTAATGCAGGAGTCTCTGATAGTGCCATTAACAGCTTTGCTGCAGCTAACCTCAGAAGCTCAGGGGCCACAAACCCGGCTAGGAACTTACGTCACCGTAACCGCTTTAATATGAGCAAGGAGTACATGGTTGACGGGCAGGCTATGCGTATGCAGGACCTGATGGATACGAATGTACCTAAGGTTATGCACGGCTACACTAATCGCATGTCTGGTAGGGTGGGTATGGCCTACGCAGGAGTGTCCGACCTTAAAACTCTGGAAACCATGATTAACGCCAGCAAGCACTCTGTGGCTAACCCCGAAAAGTGGGAGCGTGTAGTGGATGACACTATAGACTTCATACTCGGAGGGATGCCGGCAGATGCAAACTTACCGGATATGCTTCGTGCTGCGGGTAATATTGCAAATGCCACCATGCTAAAGAACTCCGGACTATATCAGCTTACCGATACAGCTTTGTCATTGAAGACTTTCGGTATGACACGGGTAGCTAGAAGTATGGCGGAGCAACCCTGGTTTAAAGAAGGTGCTGTGGTGTTTGGCTCCAAAGATATGTCCGAGCGATTGGACTCTATTCTGCGCGGCGGCGTACAAAGGGATATGCGTTTTCGTTGGTTCAACACCTATGCAGACGACAACCTTGACTTAACTAGACAAGCCCCTTGGTTCAACGTCACGCAAAACGTAGGACAGGCGGCGCGTCACGTTAACGGCATGAGCATGGTGCACAGGTTGCAAGTGAACCTAAACTCCGGCATTGTAGCGGACGAACTCAAGCAGATGTTCAAGGGCGACTCCGAGGCATTCAAACGCCTTGAGAAGTTCGGCTTGGACAGAGATGTGGCGGATAGGGCTATTGCAGCAGAGAAGGCTAACCCAGGCGCAGTATTTGACCCGGAGCTGCAGATGCAGATTGAGGTTGTAGGGGTGCGTATGATGGACTATCTGGTACAGCAAATCCGTACCGGTGAAACTTCACACTTCGCTCAATTCAACCCGGTGGGTAAGCTTATCGTAGGCTTTCAAAGCTTTGCTGTAGCCGCAACCAACAAGATTTTGCGTCGAGAGTTGAACGATGCTGGGTGGATTGGGTTGGCGCACATCATGGCATATCAATTCCCATTAATGTTGTTAGCCACTAAGGCTAAGCACAGCATGGATGGAAAGGATACGGATACTCGCAGACTAGTTACGGAAGCTGTAATGGGAATGAGCGCCATTGGTGGTATCTCGCTTCTGCAGGATATCTTCACTGGGGATTCACCGCGTCACTCGTTGGCGTCTATGGGTTATGTCACAGGACTGCTTGGGGCTGTGCAGGACCTGGCTACCGGTAATATGGATATCAAGACCTTCACTAAGCAGGTACCGTTAATCCAGGAATTCGCACCTACGCGAGCTATCATCAATAACTTCGGAGACGATTAATATGGCATACAGCTGGCAAGAACAAATCAAGCCAGCTGGTACCCAGGATATCCAGTGCGATATTGAGTATTTGGACAAGTCCTATATTCATGTATACCTAGACGGGGTGGAAACCACTGGGTACACCTGGACCAGCTCTACTAATATCAGACTTAACACAGCCCTAACAGTGAACACTACGGTACTGCTCATTCGCAAGACTGAGCGAGAGTATCTGTACATTGAGTTTGCTAGCGGCTCCCCGTTCATCGAGGTGAACGTAGACTCCCAGAACACACAGTTCTTGCACTTGGCGCAAGAGCTGGTGGAGGGTCGGGCTATCCCCGGATTCTACGGCACTATTAGTATGAACGGGTACCGCATAACCGACTTAGCCAACCCAATCAACTCCCAGGATGCTGCTACTAAGGCATACGTCGACGCCGCTGACGCCTTGCTGGGGCAGCGTATTGACGCAGAGACCGCTACGCGGAAGGCCGCTGACGATGCCTTGAGTATGCGCACGTCCGCTCTGGAGAACACCTTTATAAGCGGAGTGGAGACAGTAAGCTACCCTTGGAGTACAGTGTTAGCCGAGGCTACAGACGAAGTAACTCCCGGCTTGGCCTTCACTAAGGCTGTCGTGGAAATTAACGGGGTTGGGCAGATTCGTGGTTACAGTTTCGAGATTATAGACAACACCATACTGTTTGCAGAGACCCTCCCCGCCGGAACGGTTGTGGCTGCCCGACTGGGGGCCGATGTAACCGCAGGGGACGGCTTCGCTACACAAGCGTCTGTGGACTATTTGGCGGACTCTCTGGGAGATTTGGCATATCTTGATACAGCCGAAGCTGTGCCTGATGCAACAGGTGCCGGAGATGTAGTGGCTCAACTAAATGCTCTACTGGCATCCCTTCGTACCAGCGGGGTACTGGCTTCATAATAGGAGGAAGTATGGCTGGGGCAGCTAAACGTAGTCGCCTCTCGGAGTTGCACCGCATGTTCACCGAGGCCTTGATTGAAGAAATCAAGCAGTCTAAGGAAGACGAGGTGCCGCTCCCCGCCGCAGATAAATCAGTTATCGCTAAGTTCTTGAAGGACAATGACATCACCGCGGATGCAGATTCCGAGGAGATGCAGGACCTTCGTGACGAGTTCGATGACGAACTAGCGGCGCGTAGAGAGGCGCGTAAGCAAGAGATTCTAAACAAGATTAGTGACTCAGACTCTGAGGACTTACTAGAAGGAATTGTCTAATGGTATCGGTGAAGACTGCGCGAAGACTGCGCATGCTCAACCAGAAACTTACTGGTTATAGCGCGCATCCGCGCAGTATTCCCAAAGAGGAGCGCGAGGACATCGCGATGATGATGGCCGCAGCGCTAAGTGACTTCCGGGAATTCGCATACATCGGTATGCGGTTCCTGGGTTTTACATTGACGGACATGCAGGCTGACATTGCAGAGTACATGCAGAAGGGCCCTAGGAAGCGCATGGTGGCCGCGCAGCGTGGTGAGGCTAAGTCTACACTGGCCGCATTGTACGCCGTCTGGAGGCTCATACAGGACCAATCATGCCGTATCCTGATTGTGTCCGGTGCAGAGAAGCAGGCGTCTGACGTAGCGAACTTAATCATTCGTATGCTGGAAACCTGGCCGCTGCTGTGCTACTTGAAGGCTGACCCTACACGTGGGGACCGAACCTCCTTTGAAGGTTACGACGTACACTGTGACCTGAAACCTCTGGATAAGTCCGCCAGCGTCGCCTGTGTAGGTATCACTGCATCCCTACAGGGGAAGCGTGCGGATCTGCTGATTCCAGACGATATCGAGACCACCAAGAACGGCTTAACGCAAACCCAGCGTGAGCAGCTGCTGATGGTTTCTAAAGACTTCGCAGCTATCTGTACTCACGGGGATACACTGTACCTGGGTACACCGCAGACCAAGGACAGTATCTATAAAACCCTGCCGGGACGTGGCTTCGAGGTGCGCGTGTGGCCTGGGCGCATTCCGTCTGTTGAAATGGAAGAGCGATATGGAAGTACACTTGCTCCTTATATACTGGAGCTCATTGAGCGCGGCTATAAACGCACCGGCTTCGGAGTCGATGGGACGCTAGGCGAGAGCACGGACACCGGGCGCTATGACGAGGATGCTCTGATTGAGAAGGAGCTGGACTTCGGTCCGGAAGGCTTCCAGTTGCAGTACATGCTCGACACCACCCTGTCCGACCAAATGCGTACGCGCATAAAGCTTTCGGATATGCTGGTTTACTCCGGCAGCCAGGATTCATCCCCGGAGACGTTCTCCTACATCGCGGACCGCCGGTACCTGTACCAGCACGAGCATGAGGGGATTATGGGTCAGCAGATGTACTTCCCGGCATTCTACGGGGACATGCACCTGCCGTACCAGCATAAGGTGCTGGTGGTGGACCCGGCTGGTTGTGGCGGAGACGAAGTGTCCTACGCTGCTGGGGGTGCTGCGAACTCGTACATTCACCTATTCTCCGTAGGCGGCTTCCAAGGGGGTATCAGCGAAGAGAACATTGATAAACTGATTGACCTGTGCGTAGAGCTGGACATCCCGGATATGGTGGTGGAGAGCAACATGGGGCACGGTACCGTGTCTATGCTTATCCTGAACCGGCTGCGGGAGCGCCGTCTCGCCGGTATCGGCGTAAGGGACCTGAACAACTCCACGCAGAAAGAGCGTCGTATCATCGACACAATCAGCCCAGTTACTCGCCGTCACCGCCTGGTGGTGCATGAGCGTGCTATTCACGACGATATTAGCACCTGTATGGCATACTCCCGCGATAGACGTTGGTTGTACTCTGCGTTCTCGCAGTTGTCCGGCATCACGTACGACCGCGGCAGCCTGGCTAAGGATGACCGAGCAGACGCAATCGCCATGATGGTGGCTACGCTGAACGGGCACCTGGTGGAAGATGAGAAAGTGGTGGCTGAGCGTGAGTCTGAGAAGATGGCTCGGGCCTTCATTGAGAACCCGCTGGATTGGGCACATAGCAAAGTGTCTAAGGGCCTTCGGGGTGTAGCTGCTCGGCTGCAGAACCGCGGCAGAGGTAAACAACATAGAGGAAGAAGATAATGGCATCAATCATCGCGGCTAAAACTGCGGACGTACAGTACGCCATTGTAGGCACGTGCCAGAACCTGGAGAAGCAGGTGCAGCCGGACTACAACGTAGGCTTCGTAGGTACGACTGCACTGACTAAGCTGAACACGTTCTTCACGTACATGCAGTCCCAGGGCTATACAGCCACCCGAGCCGGTACAGCCTTCAAGGATGATGGTACGCTGCAGGCACGCCTGTTCAGCATGCTCTCGCAGCTCTCTAAGACTGGCTACGTCGCCCTTACGGGTACAGGCATGCCGCTCGGTGAGGGTTCCGGCACAGCATTTGATGATTCGTTCACTGCACTGCAAAGTGCGTTCGTAGCCGCTACTGACGCGGCAGAATAAGGAGAGTATACATGGCAATTGCAAAAGCAACCCCAGCACAGCAGCAGGAGCTGCTGCGCCAGCTGAACATTCTCGGTAAGGACCTGTATGCTATCCTTACGCAGCCGCAGAACGTGGCCCAGACCGGTGCTGCCTTCGATACTAAGATTGCTGCGCTTGAAGCTGCAGTAGCCGCAGTGAAGGCTGCCAGCTAATGCGTAAGCTGGTCGCTGGGTTACTGCTCGCGGTTACTCTGACCGGTTGCTCGGCGACCTCTGCACTCACCGGCTTAGTTGGTTCTAAGCCGGATGTATCTGCCCAGGTTGGTGCCGAGAACATCAAACAAACCGTTGGCTTGAATAACAAGGTGGACTCCAGCACCACCAACAAAACTGATGTATCAGATTCTAACGTAGGCACTCTGGATACTTCTAGCAAGAAGCAAGTGCAGACTATTAGTACCGGCACAATCCAGGCAGAGCGCCTGCAGGTGGTTAACAATGATAGTTACAGTCTTATCCTCGCCGGATTAGCTGGGGCCAGCATTCCTCTGGTCTTCCTAGTGGTCATTCTGGTGATTCGTAAGCTATTCAGGAAGAAGGGGCAGCAGGATGATTAAGGTAGGAGACATGGTTGGGTCGGACCTCGCTACCCGGGCAGGTGCAGCAGTTACCGGTGCCACGGTATCAGGAGGTTGGTTGGCAGAGTTAATGAGCTGGAACTGGAGCACTATTAGCTTCATCACTGCGACGGTGTGCGCGGTGCTAACCCTGGCGTGGAATGCGTATTACAAGCGACGTACATTCAAGCTCCTAGAGGAGCAGGCACGTAAGGGGACTATTAAATATGAGTTTAAGGACTAAGGTTATTGCGGCCCTCACGGGGGCCACTATGCTCGGTGGTGCTGTCACTGGAGTGATTCAGCACAACGAGGGCTTGAGCCTTACCGCCTACAAAGACAGCGCGGGTATCCCGACTATCTGCTACGGGGAGACAAAGGGCGTCAAAATGGGCCAGAGAGCCACGCTGAGCGATTGTCAGAAGCAACTGATACAATCAGCAGGGGAGCATGCAAAAGCTCTTGACGGGCTTCCTATGCAGCTCTCTGACGTGGCCCTGCTAGGTGCCCTGGACTTCACGTACAACGTAGGCGTGGCTGGTTTCAACGGAAGCTCCGTGAAGCGCCACCTCAAAAGCCTTGATTATGCATCGGCCACGAAGGCTGTACTGGACTGGCGTTATATTAGCAAGTACCAGAAGAATTCCCCAGGAGTTGGGTGGGCGCACAAGGGAGGTACTCGCTGGACCTTTGATTGCTCTCAGTACATCAACGGACAGCGCAACAAAGTGTGCTGGGGTCTGTGGGAGCGTAGGCAATGGCAGAGCAAGGCCATTGGGAACCAGTATAAGAATGTAAACGCAGCCATGGCTGAATTGAAACGATAGGTGATGATATATGGCACTAGTAGATGTAGTGAGGGCTGGGGGATATTCTATTGAGTACCCGCAATTCTCCAGTATGGCTAAGCTAAAAGCATTCCCACACTCTGAGGACGGGCAACTTGTTAGGTTGTTGTCTTGGCATGAGGGGGTTGGTTTAGGTGGTGGGCTGTTCAAGGTCAGCACCAGCAGCACCGCTACAGGTAACGATGGCACGGTAGTAGTGGCTAGTAATGGAGTGCGGCTGCTTCGAGTAGTAAACGGACCTATCTGGGCAGATATGTTTGGTGCACTACCGAATTCAGATATAGACAGTAAGCCAGCAGTGGCTGCGGCTTATGCGTACGCTGCTTCTGTGAATACGGACCTGTATATCGGGGTGGCGGCTTACAAATTCAAGGGGAGCACTCCAATTAATGTAGATCCCTCCAGGGCCGGTATTATTGGTTATCAAGGTAAGGTGCGCATTGACTGTTCTGAGTTTACTGGTTCGGTTGTGTTTTCTATAAATAGCAGCTATAGCTATACCCCCGCAGCCTACTACAACAACCTTAGCCCAGCCCTGCAGGGGCTGTACGTGTTTGGTGCTAAAACGTCCGGAGTAGACGGGCTACTGGTTGGCAGGGAAACAGTGGGATCGGACAAGAGCTATAACGGGCAGACCGAGGTTCGTGAGTGTACGTTCGATAAGTTCGACCGCAACATCCGAATGGGGCACAACTCTTGGCGCTTTGTGTTCTACAAAGTAAACAGCCTAAACGCTCTCAGCCCTAACGGGATATTGTATGTACCGGCCGGACTAGATGACTCTGGAGAGATTCTGTCGTTCTACCACTGCCAGTTCTTCGATGGCGCAGGTAGTAATATCCGATTATCTTGCTCCTCATACACTATGGTATTTAATACCTGCTCGTTCCTGAACATCACGTTCTTTGTGGATTCGGCGAGTAGTGCGACAGTAACCTGTAACGGATGCAACTTCGAGAACCCTGGAAGTGCTAGTACCCGTAGATACGTTGACATTAGTGCTGGGCACACTAACGTATTCAACATTATCGGGGGCAGTATAGTTACAAACAGCAACCCTGGACAGACTCAGGCGCTTCTGTATGTCTCTACCGACAACCTACTGAACCTTGTAGGTGTAACTGTTCCTTACGGCGGGCACTACCAGCAGGAGCAGGAGCTCGGGTATCACGCATTCATCGGAGGGGCCGGTACAGTCACAACCTCTGGGGTTATGCTGCAGCTACGCAACGGGGCGGGTACGTGTCCTTTGCACTCCAGTCTTAGCACGTTCAGTAACTGGAATTTTGGTTATGGGAACCTGAATGCTTGGACGGTAGATAAGGGGGCTGGTACATCCTCTGTGGTAGAGTATCTGGCTAATGCTGGACCTAAAGGTACAGATGGAGCTATGCGAGTTGCTCCTGTAAGTGTCGGTACCAACGTATCGCAAGTACAGGCAGTAACTAACCCCGGCATGTTCAGTATGTCCTGCATGGTGAACATTGCGACGACCCCCGGTAACGCGGGGCAGGTATCTATTGGGTTCTTGGATGCTGCCGGTAACAGTCTACCTGGTGGGGTATCAGCTAACCTGGGTACCACCACAGGTTGGAAGGTAATCGGCAAGAACACCTTGCGGGGCAAAGTTCCAATCGGCGCAAAGCAGGTTCGTGTGAACATTCAGACTGTGGCTGGCGCAGACGTTAAGTACGCGTACTTGCTGTGCAATGTGGTCAAGTAACGGCACTTGTTAGCACTGGTGCGCCCCCGGGGAAATCCAGGGGGCTTGCACGTCTATACCTGGACCCAAAATTTGTTAGACTCACGCGAGCCCCTCCCTCACCCTCAACGCGCCCAATTGCCCCCATAGGGGGTGCCTAGCGTCAATTTAGGGGGGGGGG